AATGGTCCACCATTGTCCATGGCTTTCATCATTTTTATATATAAAGAATCTTTGACTAATTCAAAATCAGTAGCTACTGTTGAATTTTTCTTTTGTTTTTTCTTTCCTGATCCTTTCTTTTCATCTTCTTGATCATGAAATGCATATGGAGTTTTTGGAGGTCCTTCACCACCATCAAGATTACCAGTTACATTTTCTTCATCTAAGTATTTTTTAAATTTATCTAAATAGTCCATTTATTTATCCCTGTACCTTAAATACATATATATTACCTGTATTTGCTACAACTTCTCTTGGTACTATATCATAGATAACTTCTTTAGATAAATCAGTTCCAATAATTCTATCACCACCTTTAACATCTATATGGCTTGTACCAATTTCTGCACCATCGCCAATCATAACTGCTCCGTATCCAAAATTAGATCCAGTAAATGATCCAGTTGTACCTGCTGCAACTAATTGCATGCTATGATATTTACCAGGCATGCCCATTGCTCTTTCTTGTGATATCGAATTACTTCCTGTAGTTGGATTACCACCCCATCCTGTATGATTTGATACGTTAGTTGCCATTATTTAGTCTCCAATTGTTTAAGTTCTTTTATTAGTTCATAATAACGTAACATTGTTAATATATCTTTATCTTTAACACTTGAACTAGATGCAATTTCAGATAACATATTATTTACTTCATTTAGTTTAATTTTAACTATTTTTGAACCAACTCGTACAGATGATCTTTTTAATTGTTTTTGTATCACAGGAATTTCTTGTTGAACAAATTCTTTTAATGCAACTGTATTTGTTACATTATTAATATACTCACGTAAAATATTTTTTTGTCGTTGATTAAGACCATTATATTTTTGATTAAACTTATCTATTAACATTTTATAAGATAACAATCTAACATCCTTTTCTTGTACAGAATATTCTTCTTTAATAACATTTCCTGTTTTCTTTTTAATAGGATTAGCTAATGCATTTCTAAGTACATGTTCTACTAATTTACTTTTTGATCTAACTATCTGAGCAGGATTGTCTACTTCTGCATATTCAAATAATTTAAAAATAGATGCCAATACTGCATAATTTGATACTCTAGCTTTAAAAAAGTTTTCAACAATAAAACTATCTGATATTTCTTTTATAAGATTATACTTTTGTCGTCTAAGTATGCCTTCATTTAATGCCTTTCTTGCCGAAACACAAGCTTGAAGAAATTTTTGTGCACTTGTTTCTGTTTTAAATTCTTCTTCTTGTAGTGATCTATATAATTGTAGCTCTTTACCTAACTCAGTTCCTGGCTTGAAGTGCCTTTTAATTAAAGGTAGTGCTTTTGTTTTTTGTCCGTGCATAGTATCTGCTGCTATTTGACGTACTAACATTTCAAATAGAATACCGGTATTTTTGAATTTTGAATGTTTAATCTTTTTCATTGACATACTGTCCCGTAATTCACTTAGTTATTTTTAAATAAATATGTAGATAACAAAGAATCACTACGCTTTTTCATTAGTTATCAGGTTTTGTTCATCCAACATTGTACCTTTATCTGGATCTTCTTTTTTATTTGATAGACTTTCTTTTAAAATCTTAGATGTTTTCTGAGTTTTTTGTAATTGATCTATCAATTTTTGTTTTATTTTTGCTTCTGTACTTAATGGTCCTCCACCTCTATACTTATGTTGTAGTGGTGATTTATCAGTTGTTAAAGCTTTATCTTGCATTTTTGCACCAACTGGATCTCTACCATAAACTGAATTTGCTCTTCCGAACGCACCAAACTTCTTTGGACGACCAGGACCTGCTACTGGGTTATCAGCTCCTTCATCTTGTTGTCCTGGAATATCATTTCCTGTTGCAGTATGCATTGATGCTATATCATGAGGTGTACCAAAACTCATATTTGTTTTTTGTGGATCATTTCCTTCTGATGTTATTTGTTCTTTTCTAAAATCTTCTTTAAGATCTTCTATCACTTGTTCTTGTTCTGATGTCCATTCTACATTACTCATATTGAATATATTTTCGTAAATATATTTTTCTGAAAATAATTTAGATTCTTTCATAGTATTTGCAAGTCCCATCTTTTCATTGAGCAATTCTACTTTTTGTTTTTCATATACAATTGATGGTGATGTTAATGATAACTCAAATTCTATTAATTCTGCATTTGAATATCCTTGAGAGAATAAATGTACAATTGCAATTTTAGTTAACTCACTAACAAATATTTTTTGTATTCTTTCTATTGTTCTTGCAAATCTAATATCTTCAGCTGCTAATGTTGCTTTACCTTCAACTCCTTCATCATATCCTAAAAATGCTTTTGGAATTTTTAATGCGGCAAACATTTTATTTTTTAAGTAATCAATATCTTCTATTTGTCCATCATTTGATAATCCTGGTAAAGCCTCAATTGCTGTTCCTGATTCACCTCCTCTCACTGGTAGGTAATAATCTTCCATCATATTTTGCATATTGAATTTTAAATTATAATCTCCAGTTTTATCATCAATATACGGAACCTTTTTCATTTTATTAATAATTTGTTGCATATGTGAATCAACTTCACCAGGTGGTATATTACCTATGTCTATTTTAAATATTCTTCTTTCTGGTGCTCTCATTATACGATGTAATAACATTGCATCTTCCATAAGAGTCAATTGTTTAAATATTTTACGACCTGATTCGATCATTGATTTACCATATGGTAAAAAGTTTGTATCTGATAATAATCTAAAATGTGCTATTTCAAATGGCTCAAATTCTTGATGGATTCCTCCACCAGGTGCTGTATTTATACCTTCATAATAAAATTTAACTGCATATGGATTACCTTCATCAAATTGTTCTTCTCGTCTAACTTCATATGCAGATAATGGAGTAACTCCGACAATTCCAACTTCTTCATCAATATCTAACTGTAAAAAGAAATCTCCATATTTAGCTGCATTTCTAATCCATGGCCATAAATTATATTCTATGTTCAATATATCATAAAATAAATTGTGTAATATTTTTCTAA